CCACCACTACCACCTGCTCCATTTAATGCACCGCCGCCTGCTCCTGCATAAACCACGGAAGCTCCAGTAATGGAATTTGCTGTTCCTGCTCCGCCTACTCCGCCTGTACCCCCGTATGCTCCGCCAGTTGCACCGCCACCCTCTGTAGCTGTAACAGTAGAAAATACTGAGTTTGTACCAGCCCCCCCATTGGCTGCCCCACCATCACCAACAGTAACAGTATTTGCACCTACAGAAATAGTTGTAGCCGTATTGTTTACTACTTGTCCCGCATTTCCACCAGCACCACTAGTCTGTGGATTAGAACCAACTTGTCCACCTCTACCTCCCCCAACTGCCAAAACATTTACTGTTGGCAATGCAATCGCTGGCAATGTCCCCGTAGTAGTAAAGTAAATAGAGTCGCCTACAGCAAGTCCGTGGGCAGTTTTAGTTATAACAGCAGGGTTTGCCAATGTCATTGTTGCTGTTCCAAGACTAGGGTTTAGGACAGCAAAGAGTGAGGCATATGTAGCACGAGAATATGCGGTACCGTCTGCGAGAAGCCAGTTTGTAGGAGTAGTGATACCTGCGAATGGGGATATTGCACCAGTAGGGACTAATTGAGTAAGTTGAGCAACTGTCGGAACGCGAGGGTCGTTGTCTCCCACCGCAATAGGTGAAGTGGCAGAGACTGGAGCCACAGACATCTTAACAATACCCTTTGTGGAAGTTGTTGCGTCTGGAGAGCCAGCAATTGCTAAGGCATCAGCATAACCCTTACTTGCAGCATCAGTAGAATTAGTTGGAGTTGGTACTGTTACCGTACCAGTAAATGTAGGAGAGGCAAAAATATCAGCCCAATGTTCTGCGGTGATATTCATGCGTACGGGTTCAGCGACAGCGTGCACTTGAGCAGTTGTCCCACCTACGCCACGAGCTGTACAGACAATATAATCCCCAGAACCATCAGTTCCTGTACCACTATATGCAACAATCTCACGAAGAGACGCACTGTTAGGAGATACAACAAGCCAACCAGCTGTATTTGAAGTTGGTTTAGTTGCTAGATATAAATTGCCTGTACCTGTACCCCACGCTATTGAAACTGTAGTTTTAAAGAAATTCTGAAGGATTTTTGTCATTTTATTAATTATTATTGTACCATATTATACTCATTAAGTCAAATTAACTCACACTTACGATTGCATTTGGACTAAATTGATTGCGTGGCTCTTTTGACCCGCTAAGTGCATATTCTGCGATTGTAAAGGTTTCATCCACTCTTGCGTTACTTAATCCGATTGTAACAGACTGGGCTTTAGAAAGGAAGGAAATACGCTTCTTTATGAAAGGACTTGATTCTATTGCCTGCCCGAAACCATCCGCAACCAAGTCTTCCCCTGGCGGTACTTCTCCTAGTGTACTGAGTTCATTACTAATTGTTCCATCAACAAAGAACGAGTTGGTTTTTGACGTTCTCTGGTCATTTGCATCCTCTTTTATAGTAACTGCTACGAGAGCTGTGAGGTTCTTAAACATCAGGTCAATATAGCGATACATGATGAATTTATTAAAGTCCTTGTCTTCATTCTTTACAAAGTATGCTTCCGAAGAAATTGCCACACCGTTATCATTTAGGAGGACTGTATCTGATTTTAGCACGCCGAATGGTGTGGCCGACTTTGCTATGTATACGACTCCATCTATTTGTGCGTAACTATTTGCTGACGCTTTAATTCGCGACGTGTATTTTGTCCAAGCATTTGAGTAAAGTAGATGGCAAACAAATGTGGTGTCATTTACAGATGCCGTTAGTGGAACCGATAGGTAGAATCTACGATTGTAGTAAAATACTGACACCTGCCCATAGTTTGCCTGTGAGATAGTGTAGAGAGTTTCCTTGATTGAGTCTGAGATAACCGTTTTATTAACACCAAGCACTCCAATCTGTGTATCTTTGAATCCGATAGAGCGAACCTCTCTTCCTGTGAAGAACCAGATGTCATTTTCAACCCAAGAGATTGCCTTGCGAGAACAAGCACCGTAGTTTCCTGATTGGAGTTCTATTTTGGGCACGAAGGCAACCACATCTTGGGCATAGACAAAAGTCTGTTTCCAAATTGATTCCTTCTTGAATACAAGGAGGGAGCCATAATAGTTCTTTAGTCCAGTAATTGAGTCAGTCCCAAGTGGCTTTGCAATGTCTGTTCCGGTCCACGTAGTTGGAACTCCTACGTTTGACCAGTAGAGGGTAAGTGGCTCTGCGGTAACTCCTGATATAAAGATTCTGTCCTCAAACGACTCAATAATATTACCCTTAGGGGCGGCCGTAATGACTGCAAAAGTTGTACCATTCCAAGAGAAGGTTGCTTCCACTGCGTTCCCTCCATACAAGATGTCGTCATAAACCAGCCAGCCAAATTCTGCCCCAGCAGTATAAACTCTTGACAGAGTATGCACGCCCGATTGAGTTCCTGAGGTGGTAACCGCAGCCCCTCCAAGAGTTGTAGAAAACTGAAAAGCATCAGCTGTTAAACCTGTTGCAATAACATAGTAGGTAGTTCCTGCTGTAACTCCAGTAGGCAAAGCTCCTGTGGTAGAGAAAGAAATCGTAGAACCTGCTATTAACCCATGCGCTGTGTAAGTTACAACTGCAGGTGCAGCAATAGTCATTGTAATTGTTGAACCTATATTATCCCAAACACCAGTACTTGTATTGTATTTCTGCAATTTTGTACCATTTGCACGGATAAAGTAACTTGTACCATCCTTTTTCTTGTAGTTAAACAGAGAGTGGCATAGTGTTGTTTCTGTTGCACCATACAATGACACACCAGTATCCTTTGTTAGATACCCAGACTCGATAAAATTCATGTTCACAGGTACACTGCGACCACGTGAGTCATCTATATCAACTTGTTTTACTAGGTCGTTATAGACATTTACAAATTTTTCGAGTTTAGCTGGCATATAACTTAAAAGTAATTAGGTGATGTACTGAAACTTCCATTGTCGCTTACGAGTCTCTGCTCGGTGAACATCTGTCCACTGTGACGGTTATCCTCTTCGTAGTTAGACTGAACACCAGATTTCTTAATTATATCTGTTTCATACTTACCCTCGTAGTATTTACTCATCTCTACGTCCTGAAGGTCCTCAAATGCACGGTGGAGGATACCGTAAACAATCAGTTCGTGGAAGTATTCATTAAGTGTTGGGTTTACTGTAGCAGTTAGGGAAGCGTAGGTAGGAAAGTATTTGATAATTATACTTGCTACTGTAGTTGGATATACCTTAATAGTATTGCCTTCGATTGTTACAGACTGGGAGAGTGTCTTTTTGTTGAAATCATCAATAGATAGTTCTGGGTAGAACTTATTGTCTGTAGTGTACGCATCGCCATAGAGTGTTCCAAATAGAGCAGGAAGTGTTCCTGTACCATTTGTCATCACAATCGTTTCTGTTATAATCTGGTCATTCGTGAATGTGCGCTTCTTGATGTCATCCTGCGTAAGATTAGCGTAAATCAACAGTGTTTCATCAGTAAGAATCTCTGTTGTTTTTTCCAACAGTTTTGCTCTTGCTAGTGCGATTATCTGAGTTGTCGTTAAATTCATTTTTTGTTATTATTAGGCTATCCTTATCCCCGTAAAGGGACAAAGGAGCATAACAATTTATGCAAGTGTCGCACGAAGAACTGCACCGCGAGCACGATTACCTGCAAAAATCTTACGTCCGTAGACGAGAAGACCCTTACATGTAGCAACGAAGCTATTTGGGTCAGCTTCCGAAGGAATTACTGAAGTCTTCATAATCTGAAGAGCTAGAGCACAGTAGTCTTTCGTACCTGCAACGAACCAGTAACCAGTTGAGTTATCTCCAGCAACAAGTTCTGAAGTAAATACCTGGAAACCAGCAATCCTACCAATCAAACCGCTAATGACAACTGAGTCATAAGCTGTCTGAACAGCGGGGATAAACTCTGGAGCCTGGAGGAGAAGTCCTTCAAACTGTGAGTTTACCACGATGAAACGTCCTTCCTTTGGCGCAAGGCTTTTGCCAAGTGCTGTACGGAGAGCAACAAGTTTCTCGTATACATTTGACTTAGTCAATGCAATTGCAACTGCACCTGCGATTGAGTAAGTCGTTGCAGAAACCGCACCTCCTGTGTAAGCTACACCATCAAGGTCCTTAATTGTAATTGAGGTTGCTGATGTGTAAGCTGTAACCAAGTATGAACTTGTCAATCCTGTGATTGTGAAGATACCACCTACCATACCTGCTGTAAATGTAGTACCTGTACCTGTTACAACACCTGTGGTTGCAGCAACTGCCGCTGTACCTGTGGCGTATGCTGTACCAACCATGTTTGCTGAGTTGACACCCTTTGCCATATAAGCCAAAAGGTCTGTGTCAATAAGTGTTGACATGTCATTCTTTGTGTTTTTAGCATACTCAGTCATCGCTGTGATGTCATTCTGGAATGCGTCAACATCGTCTACACCAAATGAGAAGTATTGCAGTTGGTCAACAATAAGGTCCTCTGAGGTAGGTGTAAGGTCCTGTTTTACCAATGTCATGCCCTTGGTGTAGGCAGAAAGACTAATCTTTCCTGCTGTGCGAACACGAACACGGTCTCCAGCATCCTTAATCGCACCTTCGTAGTTGGTGTTTGTGATTGAGGTGTAGAGCGTGTCGTTATAAAGCAATTCAACCAACTTCAAGCTGTACTTGATGGGTGTGAATGCTGCCATTACGTTTGCCATATTTTTTTATCTATTAACTATTAACTATTAAGTAGCATAGATATTTATTAGGCGTTTAGCCCTAGATTTTACCAGAGTCTAGGTCTTTCTGATACTCACGTGATAATTTAGCAAACTTTGCTGGATTCTCTTGGCCCATTCGAGCCCAATCCTCCAAAGTTCTATTAGAAACAGGTTCCCTGTCTCCTCCTGTAGCACGTTCTGTTTCCATCCGACTTAGTTTCTCTGATTCCTCCTTGGCTCCAATACTCTTAGCTTGGTCAAACAAGTGCATTTTCGCAACGTCCTCCAAAATTGATTCAATATTGGAAGGAACATTGTTTACATGAAAATACTTTGATTTGAACTCATCTTTCGATGCCATAAGTTCAGGGTATTTAGCTGAGACATTGGCGAATGCGTCATCCCAAACCTTTGTGTTATAACTCGCTTTAGCAAATGCAATTGCAGGGTCTTTATAAATCTCTGCCTTTGCTCGTTTGGTTATTTCGTTGGTATAATCAACAAGGTTTCTCTGCTCGTCTTCTCCAAGGTTCTCGAAGCCAGGATATAAACTATCCATACTATCCGCAACTTCTGGCTGCGGTTCAGTTTGTCTACTCACTGACTTTAGTTCCTGATTCTCTGCATAGAGGCGTTGAGCTTCTTTTGCTGATTCTGAGAACTTTGTCTTGTAATCTACCTCTGGTGTGACTTCCCGGGGTACTACTTCTTCAGCGTTAGCTACTGTTGCATCCTCTGCGATTCCTTGTGGGTTGGCGTTAGCGTCCACAATTACCTCTTCTGAGGGCTTTGATTCATTTGTCATAGGTGTTGCTGCCGTCTCTATCGAGGTTTGGCATTAATTCTATTATTAAACTTCTTTAGTTTAACGTCATTATCGGACGGCTTCTTATTTACTTAATTGTTCTATTGACCTCTCCACGAATGCTTTCTCTGTTGCAGGTCCATTAAGAAACAATTTTATCTTCTTAATTAGTTTAACCTCTGCTTTTCTAATTGCCTGAGCATCTATAGATAGGTTCTCTTCGGTTAAACGTGAAACAGCTGTGTCTAACTCTGCATCGAGGAAGTCCACCACATCTTTATCGGTAATCTTTCTCCCGTGTAGGGCCGACTCCCATTCTTTGTATGTTTCTCTCTCTTCAGAGTTTAACTCTGTGAAAGAAGTAAGTCCAAGTTTTCGTAGGTATTTTTCTAGCATATTATTTCATTACAGCTTGATTAGCCATTGCTCCCATTGCTCCAGGGATTGTTTCCCCGCCAGTAAGAGACTTTTTGTTTGTATTAGTTACACTATCTTGAGGGTTGTTGGCCGCATCTGGTGCATTTTGCAAAGTATTAAGTGGGGCTGCCTGATTCTCTGCTTGCATGACTGAATCAATTTCTTCATCTGTCCAGTCCATAAGCTCAAGTTCCTTCCTTTTTGCAAGATTAATCGCAGTAGGGTTAGTTGCAAACGAGTTCTTTACATACTGAATCTTTTTTAGGTCGAAATCTGATGCTGTATCCCTCTCTGCTTGTATTTCAACCTTGACTGCGTATCCTTTAGGAATAATCCAGTCTGTTGGGTGTGCTTCTTTCTCGTAATATGAACCGTCTCCGCCTTTCTTATATAGAGTGATTGAAGATGTTACGTTTGCCCTAAACATATCATAGA